TGCTCAACCGTGCATTTAGGATCATGCTTCAGCTTAGATCCAACACTCTGCGGACCCATCATATACTCGCGTCGCTTCTCTTCCGATATACGCTTCCTCATCAGTTTATGCTGCTCCACCGTGAACTCTTTAAACAGCTCATGAGTAGGTTCGTGTTTATAGAGCTGTACCATCATGTAGTCAATAAAGTGCATGTGGCTCGTGTTTGCAGTTACAAGACGTCCTTTGCTTATTCTATCAACGTCAGTCAGCCCAAACACTCTCCTCAGCGCAATGACATCCGCATTAGTCAAATTCATACCGTTGTCTCCCTTATAGGATAAGTGATCTTTCTATCCACCTGCCAGTCCATTGGCGACATGGGTTTTTCAATATTGTTCAAGATACCAAGATGCTGAAAGATCCGCTGAGGCAGCTCAGAACAAATAAGCACATCTTCACTTCCATGTATCTTTGCTTTCTGCAAAAAAGATGGAAAAGAAAACAGGTCTTTGTAATCGTAATTGACACCCATACGATAATATTCAAACATTAATTCGTTAGCACGATTCCGCATCTGCCCATTCCGTATTCCCAGTGAACGCCCAACCCAACACACATGAGCATCCTTCGGATTTGTTGTCATGTACTTTTCCAGTGGCGAGAGGATAAGTCCTGAAGTCACTTGGATCTTTCTAAAAGACTTACGATCTTTTTCAGAAAAACAAACCCACTCCTCCTGTGACAGTATGCAATTACTTCCGTCGGTACTGACATACCTGTCACGGAGCTTTGTGTGATCCATTTCCATTATCCACTTCCTGCCATCCTTCCCTAAAACTGCAACCGCAATATGTGTACTCAGATGAGCTCGCTTCTTATATGGCACAAGAAACCAATTCCACTTTCCTCGATACCATGTTTCTTTCCAGATGATTCGTGCCACTGGATGAAAGTCTGTGGTACCAAAGATATCTAAAGGGCAGAACGTCTTTTCTACATACTCCTTTAGATCTACTATACCTTTATTCTGTAATCCCATAACACTCTACCTCCTCGATAAAAGTAAGAATTCCATTCTTGACTCATCATTCCTGAAACAACCTTTCAGCGCCGACGTCACCATCACACTATTCTGTTTCTGCACACCACGAGCTACCATGCAAAGATGCTGAGCCTCAATGTATACGGCAACACCTTTTGGTTGTAAGTTCTCTTCGATTGCACTTGCAATCTGTTCAGTCAGCCTCTCCTGCACCTGCAAGCGCCTTGAAAACGCCTCCACAACTCGAGCCAACTTACTGACGCCAACAATCTTATCGCCAGGGAGATAAGCAATGTGAACCTTTCCAAAAAAAGGCAGTGCATGATGCTCACACATAGAGTAGAACTCAATGTCCTTCAGGATAACCATTTGATCGTAATGTCCATCATTTTCAAATTTCTTGAACAATGCTGGAACATCTGTGCTGTACCCACTGTACAAGAAGTCCCAGGACTTTACAATTCTTTGAGGTGTTTCCTTTAAACCATCACGAAAAGGATTCTCTCCAATGTACTCAATCATCCGCATTGGTGCATCCAGAATTGATCCTACACGATCACCTTCCCACGGAAATACATACCACTCCCCTTCATCTGGGTTGGCAATAAGTGCATCAGCAACAAAATCTCTTCCAGGAAGTTGCCCTTTTGCAATTCTGTCTTTGACGATTGTGTTCATTGTTGCACCTGTGCAAATTATATCGTCTACAATAATGTTAGCATCATCAACATTATCAACAACTGTTCCATTGACAAAATTTGCTAATAAATACGCAACTGGTTTTCCTCCACGAGGTACTCCCCAAATTTTTTTATCCTTCACTTTTGCAAGCCAAGCGGTGCATCTCTGGAAAATAGCTGATGCGAGCTGATAAACTTCCTGCTCTTTTAATTTTATGACCTGAACTCCAGTTTCCATTTTTACTCCTATTTAAGATTTATGAATTTATGCATCTGCAAACCAAGTCTCCAACCATTTCCAATGCGCATAACCTCTTCCGCAGCTTCTTGCTGCACCTGCAAAGTCCGAACCACATCCCCTTCAAACCATATAGGCTGTATAAATTTATATCCAGCATACATCATTTTATAATCCTCAGGAGTAACTCCGTTGAGGTATGGGTACAAGAGTTTTAGACTGTGACACCGTGGAACCTTACATTGTCTAAAAGGAATCTTTGGAGATAACGAAAGTGAAATAAAACACAATGGGTCAGTTTCAATAGTGCCGTTTGTTTCAATACCAACACAAAATCCGAAAGCCTTCAGCGCAGGTACAATACTCACAATTGGTTGACATAGAGGTTCTCCCCCAGTGAAAACGACAAGTCGTGTTCCCTGTGACTCTTCAATAATCCGCTTTATCAGCTGTTTATCATTTAACACGAATTTTTCCTCGTGATTCGTGTCACAGAAGCGGCATTGCAAATTGCATCCAGCCATCCGCACAAAGACCGCAGGACATCCTGTGTCTACTCCTTCCCCTTGGATAGACCGAAAGATCTCATTCATGCTGAACATTGTTTCAATGTGCATAATCACCCTCCACGAAAGCGTATGAGGTTTCTGTTTCCCACACCTTAACCCAGATAGGTCTTAATGAGCTTTCAAACGTCTCTGCCTCAGCAACCTTAAGAATCTGCACGGCCATTCTTTCTGCCGTTGGAGAACCATCCATATAATACATCTTCTGACATATTCCAGATTCAAAGAAATTTCTGAGAATGGTATCATTGCGATCAAGGATCAAAGCGTGATCAAAATTCTGCATTATCCAATCTCCAATAATACCTTTAATATCCTTGAAATCCACCACCATACCCTGTTCGTTTAACCGTGAACAGGAACGGACGCCCACCTCCATGTCCATACCTCGTTCAAAGCAAATCTGAACCTTATAGCTATGGCCATGAATATTACTGCATAGACCAACGTAGTTTGTCAGTCTATGAGCTGCATCAAACTTATATTCTTTTACGACTCGAATCATTGTATCCTCCATTAGATTCGTACTCGACGATTCTTTGCTGTATGCTCAGGATTCTTGTTTCGTTCTTCTTGTTCTCGTTTCTGTGCTAAAGACATCTTTTGGTGTAATATCTTTTGAACTTCGGAATAGTCATTCATCAGTCTGTCTTTCAAATTCATGACACCCGATGAAATCGCTTCCAATCGACCGGACGAAAGAGAATCAAGACTTTCGTCCTGATTCAACGTATCATTCACAAAGTTAATGAAATCATTCATGTTCATTTCTCTCGTTCAGTTAAGGTAAAAAGTAGGATCTGGGACGCCTGCTTGAGCGAACGCTTCTTTCCGCTCCGTACAAGAGCCACAAGTTCCGCAATGTACTTCCTGGCCCTTATAGCACGTCCATGTCTTCTCGAAGGGAACTCGCAGCGAAGCGCCAAGTCTTGCAATGTCACCCTTTGACATTGCGTCAAAAGAATGGATGATATAAATACCTTGGTCAGTTCCTTCAATTGCTGCACAATTTATCGCCTGTAAAAAACCTTTACGGCAATCAGGATAGATGAAATGGTCACCTGTATGTGCTCCAATTGCGACGCCTTCGAATCCAATGCTTTCTGCGAACCCGACCGCAATCGCGAGCATGATTCCATTTCTGAACGGAACCACAGTCTGCTTCATGCTTTGTTCAGCATAATGACCGTCAGGGATTTCACCACCAGTCTGCAAAAGATTTGACTTGAGAAGATTCTTAAGGTCCAACCGAAAAATTGTATGAGGTACATCATAATATCCAGTCAAATCAATTGCTGCCTGTTGTTCTCTTTGACCATGCTTTGATCCATAGTCAAAAGTCAAGCAATGCACTTGCACACCTGTGGCGAGCATGTCTGCGAGTAAGACGGCACTATCCATTCCTCCAGAGAGAATAATAACCACTTTCTGTTCACTCATCTTTTACTCCTTTTCAACGTCAACTGATTCATTTATTGCAACACGAATACTTCCTTCATTACACAACACATCAATACCCCCTCGAGTATTGTATCTTGTTTCAACGTAGACATTCGTTTCAAGCACCTTCTCCAGATGCTGCCGAATGAGTTGTGTACATCTCTCCTGATATACTCCAGCATTACGATATGACAAGAAGTAGTATTTCAATGATTTAAGCTCAATTGCTTTCTTCACTGGAATGTACTTAATAATCACCGTCGCAATGTCTGGCAGCCCGCTGAATGGGCATACGGCACTGAACTCTGGGGTAATGATTTCCACGACCTGTTCAGGATTGCTGAACTCAAACGTCTCTAAATAACCTGGGTTGATGACTTCTTCACCTGCATAGTCAAAAACCCTTCCTTCTGCTTTGGCCATTTTTGAGCCTCCTGTTAAAGTTTAATTACAAAATAATATCTATTGATCATTAGTGCAAGATATATCTATAGATTTTAATACCCTTTTCTTTTCAGTTCTAAAAGAAAGTCCAGCTCGTGTTGAGCATTACAAACAAAATAAAATCTTGTACCAATCTTTTTCTTCAGTTCTCTTGCGTAAGTTAAATAAGACACGGTTGAAATTTCATGAGCGTAGGTGTGAACACCTCTCCAGCTCTTTTCGTCTTTTAACAAATAAGGATCAAATCCTAATCGTGTAATATCATTTGCATGAGGAGGTATTTTACTTTTCTTGAAGTCTGTTCTTCTTGCTCTCTTAAAACCTTGCTTTGTGTAAATAGCAAGTTCACCGTATAATAGAGCTCTTTTCCAATTTGTTGCATCAACTGAATAAGGTTTATAATGCAGCATAAGATCATGGACAGCAAATCCTAACCAGTGAGTCTTTCGTCCTTTGAATCCTTCCTCCATGATGTACTTCACATAACCAGGATCGTTTTCTCCTCCTGCCCATAACCCCCCAAGAGCAACATAATCCGAATATTTATAATATTGTTCCAATTGACCCAGACTATCTCCTCTTGTAAAGATGGGTAATGGGGTAAATCCATCTTCCATCATTTGCATGAAATTAGAAAAAGTCTTTACCGGGTCTCCAATCGAATCCAATGCAAAATAGTCTACAATTGGAAAATCAATCTTGTAAAGGAAATCGTAGTATTCTTCCAACCGAATCACTTTTCCCTTCTTATGTACGGTAAAGGCGCCACAGTCAATCAGGAGGTCGATTTCTGACGCGACTGCTCGCACCTTGTTCCAATCGAACTGTTTTTCATATGCATACGATATCAACACCGGTAAAGACTCTTTGTTCATTTTACCACCACTCCTTCAAATCCGCTATCAGATGCCCAGCCAGAAAGCATTTCTCTGATTTCGTCTCTGTCTTCAGGTTTGCATGTGATTTTGATTGTCGCTTTGATTCCTGAATCTGTTTTCTCAAGCCCCTCCATCTTCTCTTCGTCAGCCTGAAAATTTAAACCGCGCAATTCAGAATCAGTAAATCCAAGAACAGGCTGCATGGATTTCATCTCTTCAGACGACAATATTGATACCAGCACATCCGCATCCCAGTCACTCAGCTCTGACGCTTTGTTATCCGCAATACCATATGCTTTGGCAGCGGCCTCACTCGGAAAATCTTCAAACTGAACTTTGATTTTTTTCATGCCCAGTTTTTTCATTGCCTGGTGTGTACCATTACCTTTGTATATTGTCATGTTCTTTCGCCAGATGATAATTGGCGATCTCTGCCCGTGAGCCTGCAAGATCTTTGACAGCATCTCAACATCCTTATTCCCATGACCCATCGGATTGTCTTTCCACTGTTTCACGGTATCAATGTCTATCCATTCCACATTTACGTCAGTGATTGGCATAGACGTAGAGGGTACAGACGTTTTGATCACTGCTTTAGACGGTGTCTTCTTTGCAAGCGGAACCGCAGTTTTTAACGGCTGCTTTTTTACGGCTGCATTCATTTACAATCTCCTTCCTTTTGGTATAACTGTTTTAAGAGGTTTCTTTTCAGGTTTTTGATAGATTTCAGCATGTTCAATTAATTCATGAGCATTCTCTGTCAATCTAAAACATGATGCCATTTTTGTCTTTTTTGATTTCTCAAGAATGTTTACCATAGTTAAATTCTCCATCACTCTCTGCGTCGTAATAATTGGCAAATTAATAAGTTGAGCAATTAAATCAATTGAAAATTCGCCATAAGGGTCTCCGGTGTACATTGTTCGAACGACTTCCTCCATCTTTGATGGTGAGGTTGCTTTGGCTATTCTCTTTATAATTTCATACTGTATTTCAGTCACTTCCTCCTGCCATCTGAAAGTTGCCATACCCATACCGATTTTGCTGAATTGCTTTGATAAACGAGTAGGGAGTTCAGTGAAAGGAGAATGAATAATCTCTTTAGAATACTTATCTCTCATTACTGTGGCTCTCATGTGCGAAACCCAAATTGCTAAAGACATTATCTTCTCTGCAATTTCTTTTGGCACCACTGGAATGATATTAAAATCGTGATTCAGCACCTGGTGAGCGATATGTCTCAGTTTGAGCTGCATTTCATTTTCATGTGATGTATTCCCCATTGCTTTGCGAAGTATAACTCTTATATCATCATTGTTTTCAGGTGTCTCAACATTATAGCGTATAAACCGTTCACCAAGTGCGACATGCTGCTCCGTAAACACCTCAACCACTTTCGTTACTCCAGCGAGGACACCAAAATAACAAGGATCATATCGTCTATAGATACCGTTTCCAAACCTCTTCTCAATCTTACCATCATATGCATCACGAAAGTAACCCATTATCTCATCAACCGCTAATTGTTGTTGACTCATAATGGCTGTGAAGTCCTTAATGACGAGATTTCTATTATTTAAAATTGCAAAGAGTGAAGGGTCTTGCCCTCCTGCAAAGTTGGCTCCACTTATAAGTGAAGGGGCTGTGACGGTAGTGGTTGAGATAATTGCCGGACTGGTGGAGAGACTCATAAGGAGTTCTGATTTTGTTGCACCCGATGGTCCTGTGAAAAAAACCCAAATAGGTACACCGGGTATCCTATTTGCAAGAATTGTTCCAAACATTACATCAAGTATCTGTGGGTCTTTAAGCTCAAGCCATTCTGCATATCCAGCATAAACGTCTTGATAATACATCCCAGGACCACTAAAGACTGCATTATTTAATTCTCCTCCGCCAACCTGTCCTTCAGGTACTTCTTCCATTCCTGGAGGAGTATCACTTAGATGATCCAAGATAAATGTGTATGTTTGAGATCCAAATTTCTTATAATGATCTCTGACATCATATTTATCTGGAAATTCATCTGTCTGTGGCCATTGAAGAAACTTTAGACTTCTGGATATGCTTTTAATACTTTTATGACATTTCTCCGAACCATCACGACCAGCGTCGTCGTTGTCATATAACGCTCTAACATCTTTATCTTTAAACAGCATACACCAATCAGCTTTAAACGTCCCCGCTCCAGGTACACCAAGAATGGTTCCGTTGAAATGCAAGGCTTCTTGAAGTTCAGACATAGCCATTGCATCCCACTCACCTTCGCATAACCAAATATCTGGATTAGTTGTGTCAAGCGTATCCCAGCCAAAAAGACCTACTTTGCAGCTTGTGGTAGAAATTATTCTTTTACCATCGTAGATTCTAATGTCCCATATTTTAGTCCCAGTCGCATCAGGTATTGGTACAATATACTTTTTGGTGAGAGGGTTATAACCTACCCTAAATTTCCTGAGAGTTGCTAATTTTAACCCGCGACTCTTACTTAATTCAATCGCAGGATTTCCTTTGAAATTTGCAGAGCATAATTCAACTACTTCTTGCAGGAATGTTTGAAATCCACCATTTTTACCACAGGATTTACAATCCCAATCCGTATTATGTTTATTTACGTAAAATGTCGCAGCATGCTTATGAACACCAAGCCCGCAGAAAGGACAGACACCATATATCTGGTTTCCTGTTTCACCTTTCTTCACGAAGCCATGTTGAACGAATGCTTTTAGACCTACGTCAAGCTCTTTCTTCTCCATCGTTATCGACCTCTTTTTTATCAAATGATTCAATGCAATGTTCTAAGAAGACAATTAGTTGGAGTAATTGGCTTCGATTCAAATATCCAGAGGTCGTTTTCCCTGGAGAAAGCTTCGCAAGACGGACCACTTTTATTGTTAGTTCTCGTCTGCTTGGCTTAATCATCTTCTGTTAATCCTTGAATGAATTTTTTAAGATTTGGATACTTGTTTAAAGAACTGCTTTCACTCAAATTATCTTCGCCATATTTAAGATATAGCATGTACTCTTTTGGTACATTTTCAAAGCGTTCAAATTCATACTTGCCAAAGGGCATTCGTCCAAGTTCGTCAGGTGTTTTTCTTTTTATTGCACCTGGTGACAATTTCTTGGGTTTAAAGGGTTCAGTCAATCCGTGCCTCCTTTGCTCTATCCCATGTACCAAAAGTCATCTTGAATTCTACGTCAAGTTTCGTTTTAATATTTGGAATGTTAGTCATAAGATATTTTACATCTGTAAAGATTCTATTTTTTGCTTTATTGTAAATTACACGAGGTACACTAAAGACGATTTCATCGTGGATTGGAATAACCAACCGTATATCATCATTCCATTCCTGTTTGAAATAGCTATCCAGATTTACAAGGGACCTTTTCGTAATCCCCGCCTCAGTACCTTGTATCACATAGTTTAAACCAACATAGGCTTTTTCAATCGATACATATAGTTTACGATTAAAAGGAGTTAGAACATACCCTTTTTCTTTCACCATTGCTGCGGTTGTCGTTGTCAAATTCGCAATTTCAGGGTACAATTTACAGTACAAGTCATAACCAGGTTTCGCTTGAGCGATGGTCAAATTTAGTGCATCAGCAAATTGAGGTAACCCTGCACCGAAAGCAAGACCAAAGTGACCATTCTTTGCGGCACCGTATAATTTCTTTGAATGTTTTTTATCAATAAATCTTAATTCTTCTGGTAGATGAGGTCCATAGAAAATCCTGGCAGCTTCAAGATGAGGATGACCTCCCTGTTTTAAAATCTCTTGCATTGCATGACAATGAGAAACCTCTATCATCAACAACATCTGTAAACCGACGTAGTCAACGAAGCACATCACACAATCCTGACGACTCTTGAAACATCTCCGAGCTGGAACAGGATATGGATTCTTCTCTACTTCTTCTTTTGCGACGTTCATAAGATTTGGATTTTCACAGGCCAGTCGTCCTGTTCGTGCATGGTTAGTCTTAATGTTTGAATGCAAGACTCCTGAATTATTTGCATGCTCAAGATAACCACGAATAATTGCAAGACCTTTAATGTAAGATCTCTGTTTAAAAATCAACTCGATCACTGGATGTGGATTGGGAATCTTTCTAAGTTTCAACAAAGCATCTTTTCCAGTACTTGGCTTCTTATCTTCAGTGTACTCCATCACAGGAAGCCTTAATCTTTGATATAAAAGACGAGCCACTTGATCTGTACTATTGAGATTAATGTACTCACCAAATAAAGTGAACGTGTCTTTCTGTACCTGTTCCAGCTCATCTTCCATCCATTTTAATAGCTTGTTGGTTTCAGGCATACAGAGATCAATACCATACGCCTGCATCCGTTCAGCGACGGAAATTAAAGCAATTTCATTTAGATAATCCTCAAAGAATGCTTCCTTTTGAATTAGTGGCCACCATAATTGGAAAAGAAGCATTGTTCTAAATCCATCCAGATACTGATATTTTGTCATCCAGTCTTTTGGAACATTTTGATAACCACCATATGCTTTGCTTAATCTACTTATTTCAATATCAGTATCCCTTGCAATTCTTCCCAGTTCCCAACCTAAATAATCAAGAGCATGACTTGGCGCAAGGTTTCGAAATAGCTGACTCATTATCATTGTGTCATGCCATTCTGTATTTTCCGCAATCTCTATCCCCGCACATCTTGTGAATGCAAGTTCAAACTTTAAATTATGCGCAATTTTTCCAATAGTATCGTCAAGGAAAAAGTCTTGTAACTTCTCCCAATTATTTTCACGTTCGTATTTTGGACCGTCCAATCTACAAATATCAACATTCCCTTCTTCATCTGCAATACAATATGAAAATATCTTTGCGTCTTTGTACGGATTCAGTCCTGTCGTTTCATAGTCGAATGCTTTATACTGTTTAACTGCCATTATTTCATTCGCTCCATGCGAGAGACGGTTAATTTGAAAGGAACTCCTGCTCCCGAGGGTGATTGTACCCTGGAACGAGAACAGGAGGGTAAATTAATGGTTTAAACACAAATCAGTCTTTTTAACTATTTCTTTTTCGGAGGCAGTTTTTTCCCGGCAGGTGCCTGTGAAGGAGTTGCCACGGATTTTGCTGCACTCTTAACAGGAGGAAGAGCTGCTTTTTTGGCAGGTGCCCTTATTGGTGCGGCAGCTTTGGTGGCAACAGGTGTCGCCGCTTTCTTTGCCGCAGGCAGTGCTTTCTTTGCAGCCGGAGCGGGTTTGACGATATCTTTTTCCAAACCGACATCAATAAGAAGTGCTTTTTCCTCCGCTGTCAGCTTTTCTTCTGGATAAGTGAAAGCGTCAATTCTTTCAACGAGAATTTCAACGGAATCGTTTGGATCATAATCAATACCCTGTCCGACACAGAACTGGACAAGAACATCCTTACGAGGATCTTCAGTTTCCTCAATTTCTTCAACCGGAGATTCTTCTGCTGAGGAACCATCATCTGCAATCACGTCTTCCAAACCAACCGCGAGTAACATCTCTTTTCTTCCGGGCTGCATGCTGGAAGTAGGAATTGCATACCCTTTGATTTCTCCCATAACCGCTTCCGGATCTTCCAGATCACATTTGGTAAGATCGATACCGACTTCGCCACAGAACTCAATCAAGTCCTGCAATGTGTACTCAGGTTCAGCACCAACTTCATTCTCCTTTGCAGAAGCATCCACTGAACTCTCCTCTGTCGCTGGAGTTGAAGCATTTACACCAAGAAGCTCGATTACCTCTGCGTTAGTGTATTCTCCATCTTTTGAAACACGAACTTTCACGTCAGGTGCCTCGTTTGCAATTGCTTCTACCGTAGCCTCAATCTCCGTAGGATCGCTCGGGCACTCGTAACACATCATTTCAATCCAGTGACGAACATACACCAGATTTCGTGAGTTTGTCATCATGAGCTGATCGTAGATGACACGGCCGGAAAGTTCACCTTTTGTAATGAGATGCTCGCGAGCAATCATCAGATTTCCTGAGGCTTTGCTGAGTCTCATTTTTGCACTTTGCAAACGAGCCTCGTACACTCCCTCGTCAATCTGTGCTCCGCCGAATTGTTGATCGTATTGCCCTTGTGACATGTTCCATTCTTCGGACATCTGCGACAGGGCTTCTTGAAATTTGGACATAAATCCTCCAAAAGTTAAAGGTTTAGAATCATGCCTTTTTCTTCAGCATTATCTTTTTTTCTGTTGTAACTGCTTTTTTGACTACCGATTTCGCACTATTTTGATAACCTGCAACATAACCACTTTTCTTTAGAATTTCCTCATAGCTGTTCTCCTGTTGATTGTTGAATGCAGCCATAAAATTTTGGTATGACTCATCAGAGCTTCTACCCATTGGAATGCAAACAATTCTCCTTCCGTCTTTTGTAAGAAAATGATCTTCTGTATTACACTTTGCCATCACAAGATCAGTTCCACGAATGAGCAAATATCTTTCATCGTTGAGATAAAAGTAGTACCCAATCACATCCACCCATCTTTTATAAAAGTCCATGCACCATCCACTGAAATGAGGAACGATCATATTCCTGTTCTTGCCATCCATAGTATCAAAGTCCTCTGTTGTGTCATGTGCAATAATAATGAGACCAACACCAAGGGCAGCAATACGAGAATGGAACTGATGATATTCTTTCTGTACTTCTTTCCAAGATGCACCGTAGTCCTTGACTTTTCCAGGATGCGAAATATTTAATCTTTCACACACTCCTTCCATACATCGATCATAACAAGGCCCGGCTGTATCAAGGACGAATGTTGTGTATCCTTTTAAATTGTTTTCAGCTGCACGAAGATAGGAAAGAGCAATGTTCCAATGAGTAAGAACAGGAGTCTGATAGAGCTGGAGCCATTTGCTGCTTGGCTCAAAACGAAAGTAAAAAGGCTTTCCAAAATGACGACAGAGACTGCTCTTTCCAATTCCAGTCTGACCATAAATTACAATACTGAGTTGACTGATGTCTGAAAGAGGTTGACTGATTTCATCAGGTAACTCTACATTGACTGGCATTACTGCATCTTTCTTTTTTGGAACAGTCTTTACTCCAGTCTTTTCTTCTTTTGGAACAATCTTTTTTAATACGGCCATTTTTACGCCTCCAAGTCAAGTTCAGGAAATAATGATTTACGTTGCACGTATCCAGTAAGTTTTCCGCTACTGCATGCAGGCAAAAAGTCACAAGTGAATCTACCTACGCAAGCGAAAGGATTTTTGTAAACAGGCATGATACCAACAAGAACATGAGCCATTTCTTCTAACTGTTGTTCAAGCTCTCGTTTAAATTGAATCTTATCATTTATTGTATAAGGTATTTCATACCTCATAAAATAGTGCTTTCTATTCTTTGCAATTTCTCCTCTCAATCGCTGGAGAAACTCTTGTAAGCTCTCCCCCGCATGAGGTTTTGAACTTGGATTACGAATAATATTGTAGAGTACTCCTTCAACAGGATCATTAGTCTCGTTTAACTCTTCACAAGTCACATAAAAGAGATTCTGAAAATCAAAAGTCAGCTTCAACAACAGAGAATCAAGCTCTATACGAGACATAGTCTTCGTTTCCATGAGCCATTTTTTTCCAGCGATACGATATTTTCCATCAACCTTACGTCGCAGCTTAGACCCAAAGAACATAGATTCACTTGTCTGCTCAACCGCTTCCCAATGCTTCTCTTTGAAATCTTCTTTGTAATAGAGAACGTATTCACAAAGAATAATAAATGCAATCCCCACCAGTATTTCAACGTCTGCTTCACGAATATTTTTGAAATCGTCTCTACAATTTAGTCTGAAATCTTGTATCCATTCTCTATTCATTTCTTCCGTTGGGATTGCACCACGATTGGCAATTGTATAACTGTAAATTTTATCAAGACAATAGTGTACAAGACTTCCGAATGCAGTGATATTTCTTGCGCCAACAGGTTCATATCTATTCAAAGTGAGCTTGAAGCATTGACGACATCGAAGAAACGTTTCAAAGATTGTTTGAGTGATACCAGTTACTCCAAGACGATAATCCGAAGGAAAATCTATTTTATCAAGAGGAATTGCTTCTTTTCTCTTTGCAACTCTGTCTGCGATATCTACCAGTTTACGAGGTACAAAGATTTTTTTCTGTGGAAGAATAACTAATTGCTTTTTAGGAATAGCAATTGTAGATTTCTTCTTTGGTATTTTGCAGTCCATCACTAATCTCCTCTCAGCATTTTAAAAGCTTGTTCAATAAGACGAATGTCAGTCATATAGTAAGGACTGGTCTTTCCTCCATGTCTTAACAAGTAAGAAGGATGAAAAATTCTAACATTATTTTTCAGCTCTTCTGCATAATTTGCTTCAGCCACTTTACCAACAAAAATCGTCACTTTTGGCTGCACGGCGTCAATAATCGTTAGTACATTCGGAGCACAATTAAAAATCTCAACTGGAGAAGGTTCTCTGTTAGCCATGTAATCATCAGACTGTTCGTCAAGAACGTAAGGCCTACATAGAATCACATTGGTGATATAGAAAGAGGGGATTGAAATATGCAAATTATTTGCTGCCTCTGCAATCATATCATTCAACAATTCCCCACTGGGTCCAATAAAAGGAACACCCATAACATCCTCACTTTTTCCAGGTGCTTCTCCAAGGAAAAGAACATCCGCGGGCGTATCTCCTCTACCTACCACAAGGTGCTTTCTTTTCTTTGAAATTTCACATATACTACATGATATATTCATCGTTTCTCCTTGCATGCATTTTGACACCAAACCCAGGTATATTCTCCAGATAAACTTTTACACAAATACTTTTCATAATCAGATGTAATCTATCTATACATTGCTGAAATTTCTCGGTACCAATCTTATTTATTAAATCATTTCTGATAATAATAAAATCAGAAGATTTTTGCAAGTTAAATACATCTCTTAACCCAGGCATCTGCACGGTTAGAGAAATAAACTCTTCAACGTCCACTTTTTACTCCCATGTCTTTAAATATTCCTGCTTCATTTAGTCCAATTCCCACAGCTGAATAAATATGTGGGTTTGGGTACTGCTGACCATTTATTGCAGTGACTCTTCTTGCGACTGCATCGTCAGGGAGTTGCCCTTTCCAGTCATTTGGTTTAACAAGCCTAACAGGAATACCAAAATCTCCGCATACATGTATATACCCACCAATAACCATTGCAAGTTTAAATAGATCTCCTCTTTTTGCTGCGGCCATCGATTTTAATGAGTTTTCCCATACGCTCACTTCCTCTATGACAACCTGTTTTATTAAACCATCTGCAAAGTTATCTCTGATCATATTACCAAAGTTTTCAGCAAGACTATATATCTGCCATGGTTTGCCGAGCTTTTTAAATTCTGAGGCATAAGTAAAAGAACCCACCACTGGACGTAAACTTAAATCCCAATACGCCCAACCAGTATGATCACCTGGATCTATAGTCAACGTTTCTGCAATGTTTTTGTAGACAGGTCCAAATATTTTATTCTCCATACTGTTCCTTTTGAATTCTTTGAACAATTCTTCTCATCATGGATTGATTGCTTTCCTTTTTGCGTAAACTAAGCAAGATATCTTCTTCCAGTGAATCCTCAACGATTAAATCGATTATAAGACATCCAGTTGAAAGAGAAACGTCGATTGTACGGTCTTCTGATTGTTGTCTTGTTTCACCACTCTCAGGTGTACTATAATAAATCATCGTAGAAGCACATGACAAATTCACACCATATTTGAAACAACCGGGTTGCAGCAAAAAGATTTCAAAAGATCCTCGTTGAAATGCTTCTTGAATTGCAGGACGATTTTTTGGTGCAATCTTTCCATAAACCATCCCAACCGTAAAACCAAGTTGAGTGAGATAGTCACTTAGATATTCAATTTCGTCTGTAAACCGACACCATATGACAATTGGCTGCCCTTTTAATTCTGTTCGCAACAAATAGACAAGTTCTGTTACCTTATCACCATATATCATCTTCCCGTCAACAAAACCACCACAAAGTCGACGAAGCCAAAGATATTTGGTATGTGCATAGACTGTGGCATCAATCACTTTACCATCAATTTCAATCACAAAATCTTTGGCAATTTTTTTGTACATTGTTCTCATTTCAGAGGACATCTTGACATATCTTTTTTCATAAATCTTTTCACCACCAAGATTTACATCTGCACGAGTCTGAAAGAAACAATACTTGGCGAGTCTATTGCTGAGGTACTTACTGCCTCGAGGACTAATGAGTGTATCAAATCCTATAGTACCAAAATTGTTTCTTTTAAATTCCCAGAAATTTTTCTCATTGAAAATCTGTGGATCAAGAAATTTTAACTGACTGAAATAATCCAGCTCGCTCTCAGGAGCGGGCGTACCTGTTAAGATACATCTATGTTTAACATCACGAAAATTGCTGCACATGAAATCAGTTATTTTTGAATCATGAGACTTGATACAAGTGCTTTCGTCTACAATGACTGAATCCCATAAATAATCTGCGATTTCAGGAACAACCATATGACCTTCTTTATTCAAGAAGAACCATTTATGATTGTCATATGTTTGGTCCAAGGTATTTAAGCGTTCATCTCTGGAACCAAACAGTGGCACCACTCCCCACCTTTCTTCATCTTCTAAAGATAATTCATCCATCCAGCCTTTATATACACTATAAGGGCCAATAATAAGGTTTTTCCATAGTCTACGGTATTGTGACCATCGTATAGTGACAAGTGTCTTACCCAGCCTCATTTCCATAAAGAAGGCAGGGTTCTGCACTTGACAACTATATTTAAAAGCTAATTTTTGATTCAACCGTAGTGATCTCATATATCCTCAAAAAATAGATAAAAGTGAGAGCTGACCTGTCACCAGTCAGCCCCCTAAGACACTGACATTAGAGGTACGAAGAATGCCAGTGCTATTCCGTTTTCTGTTCTTTTTTGATAGGAAGAACTTTCTTCGCCGCTTTAGGTACTGCGGCGGCGTCAACAGTCTTTTTGGCTTTGATGGCTGATCGTTTTTCCTCTGCGGATGCTGCACGAACTTTGCTGGCTTCTTCCGCCGGAACAATTTTTCCATTAAGTTCAACCAGCCGAACAATGGGTTTATCCACGAGACATTTCTTGTAATACCCTTTGTTCACATCAATACGACAGGTAGAGATATAACCCTGAGTGAACTTCGAATCAGGGAAAACCTTGCTGATCTTTTCAAAGATCTGCTGATCGGTGTATGCTCGTTCAAGCAAAAGTTCACGACATAGACTGTTAGCTGTAATTTTTGGTACCTTCGGCTCTTTTGCAGCTTTGGTCTGTTTTGGTAGAGCTGCTTCTTTTGAAGGTTCCACTGCTTTTTTCTTTGAAAAGACTGCTTTCTTTGCCACCGGAGTAACAGGCTTCTTTTCAGTTGCATCTGTCTTCGGTACTGCTTTTTTCTTCGGGGTAGCCATTTGGGCCTCCTCATTGATTAATGGTTGAGAATCTTGTATTGTAACAAAGCGCTTTGATCTACTTGTTATCCTATTTTCGTCTGATTCAGTCTCATGAGTTGCAATGTAAAAGAAACCCTGTACAATGCACATAAGACTTGGTGGAGCAATTCTTCTCTTGCAACCACATTCGCACTCTCCCCAATCTCTATGAATTTTAAGATAACCGTGTTTCTTTTTATTCATGATAGATAGATAAAGAGCAGAGCATTTCTACTCTGCCCTTGTAAAGGTTATTGATCTTTTCCAAGGATGTGACTTGTTATACTGTCACCAATGGTAATGGCAGTATAACCAACAAGTTGATGAGTTGCAATGAAAGTCATCGCTTGGAATAAACCAAACACGGTCCCCTCTTCCTTTGCAAGTTGATCAATGACATCTCCCCATTTACTCTGAGGGATCATTGTATTTTGCTTGGCAGCGATGATATTTGAAGATTGAAGTTCCTGTTGACGTAATTCAGAAATCTTTGGCGCAATTGCAAGAAGTCTTTCAGAACCTTTTTGAACGTTCGTGATTGCATCATCCAGATCGAATCCTTTGTCTGTATGCCGAAATGCAAAGTATCCAAAACGATTCCGGCTGATGTACTGATTATGACAGACAAGATTAAAGGCAAAGAATTCAAAACCAAACTTTCCTGTCCCATCGTATGAATTCCGAATCATTACGCCTGCATGCAGTGGATGATCGTTTGAACCTGAAATCTTCGTTATTGAATCTTCAGTCACATAAGATTGGATAAGTTGTTTGCCATTCCAAATTGTCTTCATCTCTTTCCAGCGATATTCTGTACGGCTCATAACATCAAGCGCGACGTCTCTTGCTGTACTATTCTGGACAAGGTTGTACTCTTTAGACAAGACTCCGACGCAATGATCAGCTCCTGTATCGTCAGGAATGACTACGCCAATTTTTTCGATTTCGCTACCGGCGACTGAAACCTTTTCAATCCGGGCAGCAACAAAAGGATCTGAGAAAGAAACTTGTTTAGACATCTGTACCTCCATTGAAAAATTGTGACATGCTTATATAAATACTAAATTCTGATTTGATATGCAACCACTTTTTAATTTTTTATATTTGCATCTTTACAAACAATTTTTGTAACCCTTTATATTATAATCACTTAACCATTAAAAAGATTTTTTAAAAAATTAAATTTTTTATTTTTTGCTATAAGAATGCAATAAAAGTGCTATACTCATTAGTGGTTACTATAAAAATCTTTAATATTTTAACTTATTTATATTATTTGTAAATTTTAAATCATTAAAAGACTGTTGTATTGACATATACCCCGGTAAACAGTATAGCACTTTTATTGCATTCTTATAGCAATTTATGTCAAAAAGAATCCTGATTCTTTACGTCCTGCACTATAATCAGAGGCGTCAACATGCCTTATTTTAACCTTCTTACCTTTGTAACCACAAGAACAGACATACCTTTTCTCTTGCCAGTCAAAAATGATTTCTTTTACACATTCAGGACACATTGGTGCCTTTTTAGAAATTGGATAACTCTGATCAAGGAAGCCAGTCATGTAACCTTGCAATTGTTTTTTCAGTTCGTTCTTTTTATACTGATATACCTTTTTTGCTTTTTTCAGTATTTCATTATATATGTCCCACTCGCTGGGGGTAACCTTGATAAACAGTTTATCCTTCCATTTACCTCCAGTAAATACTTCAAAATCAAGTGCCCATGCAAGATGCTTCACCACGTACCGCATATCCCATTCATGTGGTACACAAACCAATTCTCTTTCCTCTAAAGCACTTGCATCAAGCTGGTATTTTTCCATGATATTTTCAAGAGTTCTGCGAGCTTGTTCCGCTTCACCTCCAACACCTCGTTCAGTGAGAACTCTTATTTTTGCAACCTTTCGAAGTATCTCTTCTCTTGTGTATGACATGCTTTCCCCTTAAAAGAATTTTTGCGTTAAAAGATTTGGATTGAACTTCACGAATGCTTCATATTGTTCTTCCGTCCATTCATACTCAATATCCGCACCATCCATGAGTTTATCTTGCACTTCGTCTACGACGATTTCATGATTTGCTGCATTGTACTCTATACCATAGCGGGTGATACATCCCCACAATCCAGCGACTATAGACGGATGATTAATTGTATAAAGTATCTTGCTTTTCTTGAAGTCTATAAGACTTTTGACGACTGCTCTAATCTTTTTTTCTGTTGACATCTTTTACTCCTAAAAGAGAGCCAAAGCTCTCTATATTAAAGTGTTCTTAAAACTTCTCTTCCCGCATCAGATAAACCAAAAGATTCTCCTGTAGACAATATAATACCTTTTTTAATTAAAGAGGACATTACTCCTGAGAATTCCTTTCCAGACATTTTACAATCCTTATGAAAATCCACTACCCATGTAAATGCTTTTGGATTTTCCCAACCAACATCACTAACAAAATCATCATCCTTAAAAGTTTTAAGAACAACAATTTCTTTTTCAGTAATTTGAACTTTATCCATTTTCGTCTCCTCTGTTTGAGTTGTTTAACTTGTTTACATAAATAAATATAACACTAAATCAGAGGAAATGCAAGAAAATATAGAGGATTTTAAAAATATTTTTGAAAGTTTACAAAATAAAAGAGGCTGGAATTTCTTCCAACCTCCTGGAGGCAGCGAGACGGCTGCTCACACCATCGCTGGTGCTAATCGTTGTCAGGTATGCTGAACCTGTTTCTGATAATTTTAATGATGGGTTTAATAACAAAGTCGTCAATCTTTGTGGGAGTCGCTTCAACGATTGTCTCCACAAGATCGAGAGCTTTATCCCAGAGAACTTTCTCCTGCTGATCGTCTGTTGCTTTTTTGATGTCATCAACGATTGCATTGATTTTTTCGACAGGTACTTTCATCATTTGCTCCTTTCGTTATGCTTACATTTTTCAATGACTGAACAAACAGAACCAATTACTTCACTGTTCCGCTCAATCACTTCAATCATCTTATTTGATAACCTTGTAAAGATTATGATCATATACACTAACAAAGCACCAAAGACACCATATTGCGCTGCCAGTTCTATGATTTTTTCTACTCCCATGATGTCTTTCTCTCCTTATCTGTTAAAATTAAATTTGAACCTTTCTTACAAATCGTATAAAAATTCTCCTTATCTTATGTCGGGTATTCGTAATCAGACATAATGTACGATGGTGCCATCACGTCAAAACTGATTGCATACTTCTTTGACGGGGTAAAGATTCCGGGCATTGCTCTTGCATCTGCATTTGTAAACTCACTGAACCATGTATCTTCATTACCAATCCAGATACGATTGGCTGAAATTGAACCGTAAGGCATGCAGATAAAATGCCCTGTTTCGTCTCCGGCGTAATTCACATCATCTGCCGTCGTTGTAAATCTTTTGTAAATTGCACGAGTTCTACCACAACCATTATGTTCTGTATAAGATAACGGACCATACCAAAGATTTGTTGCACAATTGAACTTGACTGACAGAGCTTGAAATACTGTCGTTGTGTATCCTAAATACCCTGCTGACATATTAGCGGGCATAATAGCAACAATACTTCCTCTTATCCGCCACATTTGATCGACGTAGACTGCATCACCAATCGCTTCAGGTAATGAGGCACCAGTCAGCTCCACTGTCTGAAAGAGAGTATTTCCTTGTGGTACTCCTCCATCTCCAGGGGTTGCATAACAACCATACAGAAAAACCTGAATACTTGTGATTGGAAATTGTGCCCCAGGATGCCAGTCTGATGCAAGACCTTTATTCTTCGCATCACAAAAGAGCCTCGTTTTAAAGGTACGACCTGAATTTGGATGCCAGTGATTGTCAGCTGTATCAAAAGAAAGTACATCCCCTTTTACGGCTCCAGTACTGTTAAACAAAGCTGTCTGCCCTTGCAGAGTAGCTATTTGTCCGTCTTGAGTATTGTTCCTACCGGTCTCAGTAGTCATTTGCCCTTCGAGTGTCGTACATCGCCCGCTCAGGGTTGTATCAGCGGCAGAACGAGCTGATGCTTCATCCGCAACCTTTGCGTCAATTGCAGTGTTTAACTGATTCATCTGTGCATATGATTCAGTCGGACTGTTTAATGTGATTCCTTCTGCTCGAACCACATTGGCAATTTCCTCCTGAACTGCATTGGCCCATTGGTGAGTGACTTGCGTCGCCTTACGAGTGGGTAAATCTTCATCCGCGAAATATCTGTGTCCACCGCTGGAAAGATATCCATCACCATTAATCTCGTGCATTGTTAAACCTCCATCCAATATAGAAGAGTATGAGCTGGTTTGATCTTATCAAAATAACATTGTAAAAATGCTTTATTAGGATCAGTAGAAGAAATTTCAATTGCCCATTCATGGTAGATGCCCATACTCCATAGTCTTGCACCATCTACACCATTTTCGGGTGTTCGATCTACTCGAGCAAAATCAACTCTGAAGGGTTCTCCTCCTCCAAAACTTTCAATGACTTTAACTGTAGATCCGATACTTTCAGCGTATCTTTCGAAGAATTCTGCTGACAACCCACTGTATCTTGTTGTGTACTTTGCATGAGCAACCGCTTGACGTTCTGGTATTGTGGTTGCAAGTTTTGAACAGACATCAGGCAAACCAAGCATCCGTTCCCAGTCAGTCAGTAGATCCAGTGAAAGACCAGGTACGCTTTCTTTAATTAAATTCAATACAGAATTATCAAACAAAGATAATTCAGCTGCAATGGCATTTAATAATTTACTCCATGTCTTTGAGAAATGAAACATTACTTCTCCTTATAAAGAAACATCTGGAACACCCCATTGTTCACTGGATGTGATGCTCTGCATCGTTACTGATTGTTCTTCAAAAATGTTAAATCTCCACAAAGGACCTCTTGGAAAAAGTCTTTTTAGCATCTTTACAAATTGCCACTGAGTTCTGGTCTTTACTGGTATTAATCTTCTTAATTCACTAATGCTAATTAAGATTTCGTATAGTCTAAGACTATTTGCAGAACCAACAAGAAGATGCACATCATCTCCTCTTATTGCAATAGTATTTAAACCCACAATTCCTTCAAGATCATTAATATTCGATCCACTCAGCTCAATTAAAAATGTTCCGGTGCTATCAGCTTGATAACAGTATTGTGAACTTGAATTGATATCATTGCATTGTCCAAGATCCCGAGACGCAATAAATTCAAGACTATGCGGACTTGTAAGATGCTGTATTACAGCCATACCATGAGTGTATCTTGAACACCAAAGAAGACCTTTAAAACAAGTGAGGTCATCAACAGTTCCAAGAGGAATGGAATTATATGCTGTGAGTAAATCATAAGTTGATGTCCCAAGATTTAATTGCAACACTAAAATTTGATCTCCAGGCCCACCGTTACCTACATAAATATATCCATCACTTGAACAGATACCACTCGATGGTCCAACACCGTCTCTTAGGCGATATGCGACACGAGAAAGCACTGAGCCATATAACAGCTCGTATCCTTGAATACCACTCATTGCACAGGTGCAATGCCAATAATTTCCCAGTTTTAAAATTCGAGTATAAACCGTAGATTGCCCTGGCGGGTTCTCATGAAATGCATTGGCGATTAGATTTATGCCTGATTCTGTAAAGTGGTATAATGATAATCCAAATCCACCACAGACGGCAAGATATGTTCCATCATAATATACATCAACAATATTCATTATATTTTCTGTAAATAGATGGATAAGAGACATATCTACAATTTTAAAAACGATTAATTTTCCAGGATAGCTATTGTCAACCACAAAGACGTATGAATTGTAGAGTACAATCCTCTTTGGATCAATTACATGAGTAGTATCTTCAAATTTTAATTCTAATGCCATTTTAACCTCACAATGCTGCGAAAGCAATAGATCCAAGTATAGGATACTGATAACCTGTTAAAACAATATCGTCAACAGCAACAGAAACACCATCAACAGTTATCCAGTCAATTTCATAGTTTTCAACACCACTATCCATTATAGCATCACGAATCTGAGATATAAGCCAATTTGAACCTGGTGCCGCAGACTGTTCAATTAAGTCTTGTAAATTACTGATTATGGCAGAAGTAATTGTACTATCAATCACTGGAATAGAAATTTGCATCTCTACCGTTTTATCGTCTACAGTTTCAACCGTTACATCAGCCGTCACAGGTTTAACGGTGTTAATGTAACTTTGGACATCTGTAATCAATCCAGATGATGCAATCGGACTTGAACCCTCTGCAATTATAACCACATCTACTGTACCTGGGCCTGAGGCAAGAGGAAAACACCATGCTTTCTTTACTGTACCATTCGTTACAGGAATTTCAGAACTCTTTGCCCATATCTCATAATCCTTTGCAGTTCCTCCCATTGGTGGATATTGAATTCGTTCTAAGATTCTTGCCCGGTAGTCATCATTACTTTCTGTATCAACTCCTCCAGTAATCACTCCTCCATTGATCCATACCACACTATCAATACCAGAAATTGGCGAAACCAACTGAACTTGTGAACCTGAAAAATTTCCTGACGCCCCTGCCTCAACCGCCACTATATCAGCGGAAGCGGATGTACCTGAGATTGTTGTGTCAGTAGTCGTTTCATACTCAACACCCACTTCCGTTTGAACCACGGTTCCTGCTTCTATTAGAGTTCCGTTAGTACCATTAAATGTAACAGAACCTGAAGCATAAGACGCCGCTTTGCGTATTATCCCCCAGACGAATCCATGTCTGTCAAGCCATGAATCCTCTGCCTGATCTACAAAGAGTTGAGTAGATATGTATTCAACATACCCGTATAAGAGATGAACTGCTCCGGAGAAAACTTTAGCCAGTACACGAAGCACGGCACGACGAAGCAATGCAGTTCCTCCAGTGAGTCGTGATTCAATTCCAGTGATTAATCGATCATATATCGTTTGAACTGTCGGTCGAATAAATGGCATAATTATACCTCTTTCAGAACTTGGGCTTTCCAGTTGAAATAATACTTATAAAAAATAGAATCAGCTTCACCTGGACGATTTATTTCAATATTCATTATTACAGTATCCATACTATATTTTTGAGCCAGAACCTCAACCTTATCTGCAACACCATCTTCTATCATCCACTCAAGAGACTCTTTTGCATATTCTTCGACAAGTGGCAAAACATCAGATGTATTCTTATGTCTACTTAAAAGCCACAATTTTGATCCTAATGAATCCTCCGCTTGTTCTGCAACCGCATCACCCCAGTATCCATATTTATCTGCAGAGTTATCAGGAATTACATCTTCATCTTCTGCTCTGCGATTTGTAAACAATGAAATCAAAACCGCAGTTTCTATCCCTGGGTCGCGAGTAAGATCTCTGTCTGCTATTTTTATATGTGCAAGGTCCGCGACTCCTGCATCTGTAAAAAGCTTCACATCTCCTTGAAATGCAAGATCCTCAAGTAAAGATGACACACCAGTATAGACAGTTTCGCTTATACCATCATCTTTGTATAATGGACTATTTCCATAGTCATAATTATTTCCGTATTCAGCCATTTTGACTTCTCCGTAATTCGTCGAAAGTCTTCATGTTCAGAACCATCATTTCAATATTTTTTCTTAATGCTGCAATTTCTAATTCATCAACATTTATACCTATTGAATTCTCTTGTTCACTTTTCTTTTCAAACTGTCGTTCAAACAGATAGTTCATTGTTGAATAGCAATGCACATAAGAATTCTCAGGTATAATACCAAAACTTGTTAGAGATCTTAAAACCTGAATATCAATGCTATAGGCATTATTAGCATTTTTTAAATTAGAAAAATTCTTTACAAAATAGTCATTACACTTATTTACAAAAAAATAAAAGATGTCAGGAATACCTGGATCTGAATCATTAAAAGCATATTGAGCAAAATAAGGTTGACCCTCTTTTGGACGAAATGCTTTATGAATAAAACAGTCAGTATCAACATAGCAAAGATTTGGTATATCTTTTGCTTTCTGAAATCTAATTTCTTCAGCAATCTGCACTCTTTGAAATGGATTGTCAACCCATCTAAAACACACCATCTCATACTCATCCACATCAGGTCGGATAATTGCTTTAAGTGACTCAATACATTTTCTTCTGAGTGGACTTTGTCTTCTGTCATCACAAATTTGTAGATAATGAATACCTTCAGGTTTTTTCATGGTATATACCACCCGTGAGATGGATTTGGAATTGTAAAGATAAGGTAACCTTCTGCTCCTTTGATTCCGCTGGCTGTCCAAAAGGTGTCAGTTATCCCAGGCGTCCCAATTTCAATTCTCTGTTCGGCAATGTTAAACAATGCTTCAATAGGACCAATACTGGCTCCATTATCATGACCGTGCACTATTCCTATACAACAATTTGAAGGAGTTCCTCCCATTCTAATCTGGAAAGGAGTTTTAATACGGAAATAGGTTTGATTCGACGTTCCCCAGATATTCATATGCATTATACCCAGGTTTCCAATTTCCATAAATGAAATACCATTGTGTGCTTCGAATGAACTGAAACCCAAAATCTGAAAATCAGTAGTTCTATCCGCCCAATCTCTTGTGTAGACATGATCACCCGTGTCGCATATCAAAGGATAACCACTATAATGATCACCAACTGATACTTTACAATTAGGACCAATTGTTGTATCAACAGCGATAGCTGGAGTATTATACCATGCAGCACATGAATTTACTGAGAAAGCATTGTACTCACCTTCAGGAACATTTATTCCAATGAGATGCCCTTGTTTCTGTTTGCCAATATCTATGACTCTTTTACCCGTTTCCATGTAAGCATTAATTGCAACCGTAGTATCTTCGTTATGTAAAAGATTATGGAGATGACCTGAAGTCCTTTTGGTGGCTCCAATAGTATTACCAACCACCGTTTGTATCAACTCCTTAACCATTGTCTCGTCTCGATGACCCCAAGGTTTTGGAGTTGATGCTGTATTAATATCAAAACCCATCCAGTTCATATCTATCTCCTTTCAATCAGCTTTCGTCTTTGTGGTTGCATGCAATGCACTCGTGAACGGATTTGGTCCAGGTGCCATTGCCGGACCTGATGGACTCCCAGGAGTCGCACAGGTATGAATATGAGCATTCAACACGGTTAAGATATCTTCTGTAATTAATTTTTTAACACCTAAACCCAAACCTGAATCAATTGTAAGATTTCCAGCAATATCAACCTTACCACCTGATTCAAGGTTTACATTCACATTTTTTGCGTGAACCTCAATTGTATCGTTTGAAAGCAATTTTATCCATACATTATCTGTCGATTGTCTATGAATTGCAACATCACCTTCACTTAAATTTTTCATTCTTGCTCGACTGTCATTTACTACAATTGCAATCACTTGATCTTTACTTCCATTAATTGCACCAATAAGAACTTCAGATCCACTCACTGGAACTGAAGTAAACCCATATTGCTGCATCCTCTCGACACCTTCTTTCTCTTCACCAGAAAGCATCGAGATCCTAAGTAGTTGCAAATTTTTAGAATCATCTACGGCCACAAGAAGTGCTCTACCGATAAGTAAAGAGATTCTTCTTCTTAAAGGCTGAAGAAAGCGATATAATTCTTCTTTCATTCCCATCCTGCAATCCCTGTCTTCTTTTGCTGCTTGACTTTCTTCGGTGGATTTGGTGCATAGGCATCTGGTCTTCTCAATAGCAATTCTACTATTTCACCATTGTCGTCATAGATATAAGACACCTGAGCAATAAGCATTTCAGCTTGATTTATTCTTAATGGTGCCACGTCTACAAGAACGAGTTCATTCTCCCGCCACAAAGAACCGTTCGATTGCCTCCATCCGGCGATCGTGACTACTATCTCAGCGGATCTCGCCGCCCTCACATGTGCTTCCCATGCTGCACGAGTGTTCGCTGTCTTGTTTGTTGCTCCACTGTCTGCAATAAGTAGTTTTGGTCTATATCTTTTTATTTCAGAATCATTTGCAACACCACTGATACTCGTGGTACTTTTTGAACCCCATCCATCACCGTCACTTGAAGAAGAGCCTTTAACCGTGTACTGCGAAAACCTATCTGCAAAATCATATTTGGCTGATGCTTGAATGATATTGTAACCATACGCCAAAGCATCATGCGACCTTGTTCTTCCCACATTAGTTAAAACTATATCTCCATCAGTATTTGAAATTGCAAGAACAGCTCTCATCTCACATGCCTGTCTTATTGCATCAAAAGGAGATTGTCCTGAATCAAGTGAGAAGTTTTTTATATCTTCCCCTAAGGTCTCAGCTTTATTGTGTACTCGTAAACCAAAAGGCTTCACAAGTTCATAGACTAATTTTTGTAAACCTACGGGACGATTCCACGAACCCGGAGAGTTCATTGCTGAACAGTCTACCAAATCTCCACACTTGCATCTTCCTGAAACTGAAATAGTATAATCTTCTCCAGAAATGTCAGGAGCAATACTATCAATAAAGCCTGTGATAACTGTTTCTTCTCCAATTTTTACTTTGCAAGCGTCACCAGGCTTAATTCTGTATTCAAGTGAATCTTCCCAAACATCTAAAAGACCCAATTGAAATGTATTCGCAAGAGTTTCAATAGATCTACGAATGGACGCAGAAGTCCAACCTGTAAATTTTTGTGATCCAATAATTATTGAAACTTCAGTCGACATCCAGAATCACCTCCAGTGACCGTTGACCCTGAACGAAACCAGGATGCTCAATTGCATTCCTATCAAGTATCTCTTGTTCTCTACTTATATCACCATAAAGGTAATAAGATAGAAAAAGTGAATTCGTCGTTTCAGGTGGAGTGTAAATCACAAGTCTTGGTAGACTGACTTCTCTCGCTTCAAAATCTTTAAAAACCGCAGCTCGTAAATCAATAAGAGCTGCATGCACTTCATCATCTAATGCAGCATCTGCAAGAGCTTGAATTTTATCAAATAAAACTCTTTGATTCTCTCTTGCTTCGTCCCAGCTTGTAAAATGCATAACACTGAACAACCCTGCGGCACTTATGACTGCCCCTCTTTGCATAAGTGCAATAACCGCAATAGAGGGATCAGATTCATTTACCAAATTAAGCATGTCTTTATCAAAAGATTGCCAGAGTGTTCTTTGTTCATCATATTGAACCCGAGCATTCGCTGGAGTAAGTTCAAACTCCTCTTCACCTAAATCAGAACCAAAATTAATGAGGCTTAAGAAACTGGACCCAAGTGCATAACCATCGTATGCCAGACCAGTTACTGAACCTTTTATTTCATTTAACTCTTTTTGAAAGTCAGCTGCGACGCTTGCAACCCTTCTATATTTTTCCATTCTTTCAATACAGACGTCAAGATTCTCTTTTACATTTGAAACGATAGAAAATGCTTTTGAAGTGAGATCAAAATTTAGTGCAAAATCGTTCAGTGTGGCTTGTAATGCTTCCTCTTTCCTTTGTGCCACAAGTTCGGCAGGCGCGACTTCTGTGGTAGGAAATTTTTGCAATCCTGCCTGAACAAAGCTCAAGGAGAATCTTGCAATTCTTCTTTCGTCTGACTGCTCCCGCAAATTATATGATTCAACGGCGACTCGCATTGTTCCAAGATATGGATGTACTAATTTCCCTGCTCCACCTTTATCAAGTGCTTCAAGCAAAGAATCGCGAGCATAGTTGTAATCTGCTCCAATTACATAGGCCTCAATCGTAAACTTTTTGATTCTGCTTCCAAGATCACGAACATCAGGTTCATCTCTCCCTGGAAGTTCATGAATTGCATTTCTTCTTCCACCACTATGGTCGTGAGTAGGAACATAGAATTCTACATTCCGAAATGACGCTTGTCTATATCTCTCTAACCAACTCATTTTCATCCAATCGCTGGAATAAGTTCACCCGTTTGCGTCTCAAGATTGACTGAACCTTTGTCAACCTTGGTGCGGATTTTTGCGTCTGCTTTATTTTCAATTTTGATATTCGTTGTACTTTCAACTTTGTTTCTTCCTGCAATCACTTCAGCTGCTCTATATGCTCCGGAACCTTCAGCAAGAGGAGAACCTGCATTCGTACCATTCAGTCCTGTTTTTGACGCAAGAGCTTCTTGGTTCACATTTCCACCAAAGAACCCTTTAACCTTTGCGCCTAATGTTGCACCGACAGACAATACCTTTTTGAATGTCTCAGTAACTTTGTCCCAGTTGGCTGCAATCATTAGAGGTATTCCTACAAGAGGAAAAACCATTGCAATTATCGCACCAATTTTTGACTGGAAGATACCACTTATGAACTCCCATGTTTTTGCAAAAAATCCTTTCACGACGTCCCAGTGTTTAATCAATTTATATACACCAAATGCTAATAAACCAATTGCAGTTATACAAAGACCAATAGGATTCATCGTAAGAAACATGAGTGCTTTCCCTACAAAACCAATCACTGTACCTAATGTCGATAAAGTCTTAATTGCATACCCAACACCAAGTATCACTGGACCTATTGCTGCGGCAATTCCTGCAATGGTAATGATCCAAGATTTAGTTTTATCATTTAAGTTAAGAAACCAATTTATCATAGGCTTCACTTTTTCAAGAACTGCGACGAGAGATGGTGCCAGTTTATTACCAATATCAACTGCAAGAACGTTCATTTGCTGCTGAAACTGTCTGAAAGTAAATCCAGACTTATTTACCCCTTCAGTCATCTCTTTATACGCTGCATCTGTTGCACCAGTAGAATTTTTTAACTTATCTAATTTCACAGCAAAATCATTCGCCTGAGCTCCTGTCATAGATAAAGCAAATTGTAACCCTTCAGCACTTCCAAACAGCTTTGCCGTTTCGACACCATACTTCTTTGCAACACCAGTCAAAGCCTGCATTGCACCTTGAAATCCTTTTTGCTGCACCAACTGCTCACCATTTGCGACGCCTAATTTCTTAAATGCAATCTCCATATCTTTTGAAGGTTTCATTAAAGAAATCATCGCTCCTTTGAGCTTTGTTGCTACATCAGCCGTATTACCTAATGGACCAGTTCCTGTGGCAATAGATGCAAACATCTCCTCTTGAGACAATCCAAGCGTCACAGCCAGCGAGTTCACTTTACCCATCTCAGAAGCGAGTTCAGGGAAAGTCGTTTCACCCAGTTCTACTGTTTTGAAAGCAAGATCAGATACTTTCTTTAATGCTCCTTCAGACGTGTCACCATACGCTTTGGTAACACCAGAAAGCATTGAAAGAGTTGATTGCGTATCTGCGGCACCTGCGGTACTGGCTCTCAGTGCAATCGTCAGTCTACCAACCGTCTGCTCCGAATCACCAAAGGCTGAGATTGTTTGATACAATCCAGAGGTGATGTTATCTGTACCTTTTCCAGTTTCAACCGCAAGACCTTTGACTGATGAACTCAGTTCTTCAATTCGCTTCGCATTCCCTGGAACAAGAGTAGCAACCTGGGCCATCCCCTGATTAAAATTGTCAGCTGCTTTTAAAGAGGCCGCGCCCATACCAAGTAATGGAAGCGTTACGCCTAAGGTGAGTCCTTTTCCGATCTTCCTGGCTTTCGCTCCGAATTTGTCAAGTTTCGTGGATGATTGCTGTATTATTGCAGACAGCTTATCAACACCGGAAATCACGACTTTTACTGGTTTAGGCACGGCTTCATCCTTTTTTCATCAATTCGAGTAGCTCGTCTGCACGAGCATCCCAAAACAATAAATCTTCTTGATCAAGGTTATACAATTCTGACGGTGGCCATTTGAACAGAAAGGCCAATTTGGCAATTATTCCTCGCCACTCGTCTGGCCACCGTTCAAAAAATACTGTACCACCTGAACCACTTCGATATAGTCTTCTGCATCTAATTCTTCAATCAATGCAGTGACATTCCCTGTACATCTTGCGATAAGACGGATCATGTCATTGACTTCTAAGTTTGATGCTGGAAGACCTTTAAGGTCACTGACTTTAAGACGTCGACTGAACACAATTTCGTCCACGATCGTCTTAGACTGCTTTCCCCACTCAACCGGGTATTTTAACTTGTGAGTATAAGGGATTGGATACTTTTCCTCAGGTTTTTCTGAGGTTGTCTCTTTTTTGTTCTCCGCCATTCACTGCCTCCTTTTGATAGCGGTTATCGTATTTCTTCAGCCGACTTCCCTTCAAATCTGGTTTGGATATTGGCTTCTTCAGACCCAATATCTCCATCACCTGCATACCATGCATCACGCAGAACAATAATTTTACCATTGGCAAGTTTGAGCGTGAATGTTGCATCATCTGTGGTGAGGAAATTTGCGACGTTGAAGTCACTTGCATCCGTGATTTCACCTTCAATGTAAGGAACCTGACCTGTTTCCTTATAACCAGGAACACGACCGTCAGCGTTCACAATGCCTTCACGCTTGGGCTTGCCCAGGTTATATGTCCAGTTTCCTTTGAGTTGCAGAAGGTTCCCGTTAAGAGTCCCTTCTACAATCCCGGAGATTCTGTTACTCATGATTTAATCCTCCTTCTCGATTGTATGTTTACTCTTTACCTGTCAAGATATTACTGTCACGGACTTTGCAACAGAAACTGAATTGTTGCTGCACCAACTCTGAACTGATTGATAAGATCAGGAGGTAGTACCCAATCCAACCGATTCGGGTCGCTGTCAGGTCTGTAACAGATAAGATCATTGGTGAACTGGTCGATGTTCTCCACAAGACCCAATTCCTGCCAGGAACGGAAGATTGCGATAGCTTCTGCTTTTCCAATCTTTGGAGTAATAATTTGCTGATTCGGACCAAAATTGATATCCGTATCGTCTGCCAGTTTCGCTCTTGAATATTTGGTAAGAATACGGTTGCGAAAGTCATATCGCAGATACATGAGAGTCAGCAAGGTGTTGACGTCAAGATAAGCGATATCAGCTGCACCAGCGTCATTTGTCTGATACATTGTAATCGCTCGTTCAATACGAACCTTTCCCCCAGCATCAGTCAGACAGGTTGCAATTCCATCAAACAGAAGAACGTTCCTGTCTTCAAGAGTAAATCTCTCCGTCACCGCTGGAGGTAGCACTCCAACCATTTGCAACCTTTGGAAAGGTCTGGCCGGATCCGCTTGGCCTTCTTTTGATACCTGAGCTGCATAGGCGGCAGCAACCTCACAAGACCATGTGGGGCTTCCAACACCAGTTACTCCACCATTTTCCATACAGGAAATATGAGGAGAATTTCTTCCATTTCCAAAAGAAGAAAGAGAGGATAGAGTTCCGCGACGTGAGCATATGTACAGACCATCAATCATTCTCATGTACCCGAAACGACTTGCCAGTTCCGCTTCTATGAGTGTGAGATTTGTTGCGTCTGTGTATGGTGCCACGATGATATTGTACCATTCATCTGCAAGAAGATCAATCGCATCCGCAATATCAATGTCACTTGCACCAATTGACATTGCAGTAACAACACAGGTGATTCCAGCCGGAAGCTCTTCACCATCTTGATAGTTAAGACGAAGGTCGATGTCATTACCAGGTGTACCGTCGTTTTTAGCTGTGAGATTCACGGTTGCAGTGGCTACGACACCAGAGACGGGTAAACTGTCACTCATTGCTGCAACCATTGCAGTCGCCACAGTAGCTGCGGTATCACCAACAGCAACACCAATGGATATTCGTTCACCATCAATGTACGCAGAAACTTCACCGGCAGCCGTTGCCGTTCCAGAAAAAGCAAAAGAGCCAACTGCCGGAACACCACTCGCAGAATCATTCAATGCAATTGCATACAGAGGCGTGACACGGTCATTCTGGAACCAGAAAATTGCCATACGATGTATCTGTGACCCTTTACCAAAATACAGTGCCGCCTGATCTGCAGAACGGATCAAGAAAGGACCAACCGCTGCCGCCGAAACATTATACTTTGTTCCGGAGGAAGTACATTGCCCAATCAGTAATCCTTTATACTGGAGAACAGACGGTCCCTGAAATGCTCGAGATGGGTCAAACTCGACATACATAAAAGGGACTCTGAGCGCGGTAGGAATAGTCATTCTCTACCTCCTTTTTTATTTGTTGAGGTTTCTTTTTTTGTTTCTGTTTCAATAGGAGCAATAGGAGGAATTGCCTTAAAGACATCTCCACCCACTATCCTTCGTCGCCAATAAGTGCTATTCTGCACCCATTCTCCTTCAGCCTTCAGTACCCGTTCACGATTGTCCGGAAAACGAACGAGACGATCAGACGCAGGTTGAACGAATATTCTTTGTTCAGGCATCTCTACTCCTCTCTAATTGTAACATGGTCCTCAGCCCTTGCACCATTTCCGACTTGTCCAATGTACTCCGCATTGAACCTCAGAAATTCATCCAAAGATAAGGGATTCCAAGATTGTGTTTGATAAGTAATTTCCCAAAACATTCTAAGGGACGCTACATCTGCATCACCTTCATATTGTATCTGTACACATTGCGTTCTTGATAATGAAACATCCTGAACGAAGTTTCTATCTCCAAGACCTAAAAATCTATCGTTCATCATTGCTGCTTCAATTTCAAACGAACGTGAATCTAACCAATCATCCATGTCGTTTTCAATTTCAGTCTCTTGTCTTATCTGAACTTCAGTAACAAGATTTAATGTACGATAATATGTCTTTGGTCTTGTATCTTTCACATCATTATTTTCATCAATAAAGTAAATAAGCCCACAAGGTATCTCTTGCAAGAATAACGGATGTGGTCTGGAACAAAACCACTTCTGAGACATCAGCGTATTTTCTCTCATCAGTTTCTTAACCTGATTACGAATAATCTTTCTCGGATGTGGTTGCTGTTTCTGTAATGCAATGATACTCATACAACCTTCTGATGATGAAGTTCAAGAACAAGAAGACCTGTTCCATCTGGTTGAGGTTCCATACATCGGTATGTCACTCCATTAATTCGTACATGACAACCCTGAGTGTACTGCCGCTTATATTTTGATTCTTGCATCCATATGACAGGATTTCTGCCCATAACAGGCGCACCAGTATCAGCATCTATTGACATATATTCGTTGTCAAAAATTGCTTTAATTTGATCAGTGTACCCATCAGTATATGTAATCGTGACAGGCATTGCAAATTCTTCATCATTAAAGAACCCTTCGTCAAGGTCTTGTTCCATCATTCTTTTAAAAGAACTTACATATGGCAAAGAAACGTGAGGGATACCCCATGATTCACTTGACACAATACCTGGATCAATGATTATAAATTGTTCGATAATTACCTGTAAATCACCCCACCGTTCGCTGGATGGAATACTCTGAACCAGCACCCGCAAATCTCTTATTATGACAGGACTTCCCCAAAGTTCACTTGAAAGAATACTGTCAACAAAGATATCCTGCGGTCCTCTTATAGCTGGAGTTCCCCAAGATTCACTTGACTGAATGCTTTGAACAAATATATGCGAAGAGATAATGATGTGAGGGTTGTCCCATGCTTCGCTTGAGGGTATGCTATCAATTTGAATCTGCTGGTTGACTTGAACCGTACCCCATGTCTCACTTGAAGGGATACTGCTTAAAGCAACCTGGAATTCTACTTGCGTATCTCCCCAAGATTCACTACTTAAAATTCCATCAACCCTTATCTGCATGTCTATTTGAGTAGTACCAAAAGAAGCACTTGATGGAATACTGGAAACGAGTAGCTGAACTCCGGTTGAAAGAATGGGTGTTCCCCATGCCTCGGAAGTTGCAATACTTCCTGACTGCACCTGCATGTCTACTTGAGGATTATCAAAAGATTCACCTGATGTAATGCTACCATCAACAATCTGTGAATTTACAGATGGGTACCCCCATTGAGTTTCTGGAGGTACAATACTTCCAACCTGCATCTGCATTTCTACCTGAATGTCCTTTGACCATGCTTCAGAAGATACAATACTTCCAGCATCAATATTCATATCAACTAAAAGCGTTCCCCATGCTTCAGATGATGCAATACTTCCGACTTGTATCTGTAAATTTACTTCTAAGGTACCCCATGCTTCAGATGCTGCAATGCTGCTTGGTGCAATCGTTGCAGACATTGTTTCGGGTGTACCAGGTGTGGTATAAGTGCTTATTCCAAATTGAGTAGAATGGAAGGCTTGAGCATAATCTGATCCTCGTTCTGCAGATCCAAAACGAAGCTCCTCTATTATCCCTCGCCAACTACTTCCTGCCACGTTACCTGTTACAAAGATACCTAAACCATTTGAATCATACAAAAAGTTCCCTGAACCATGATCATCAAAATCTCTTGAGACACCATTGGTAAAAATCTGAGTATATCTGGCATTTTCATATACTCGTCCAATTACACTATACCAAGTATTAATTGAGAGTATATTACCTGTTGAGGATTTTCGAGCGCCATCACTTCTACCAATTTGTATCGAAATATTTTCATCACCATAACCTACTGTTCCTTCATGCTGCAAACACCAAGAACCATAAGGACTGGACGCTCCGGTACCTTTATGAATAATCTTAGGATAGTCCCCAAACTGATGGGGCCATCGTATAACACATTCCAGAGAAATGGTAGTTGGTTCTAAAGAGGCTGCATCTGCAACGGTATAATATTCATTTAATGACGACCCACCACTGGGAGACATTGCTTTCCCATAAAGCCCATTTATACATTCGTCTCCTTCAAATCCTGCTGCGGTTGCGTGATGTTCATAGGCGGAAGAGTCATTTAGAGTAGTTGGCGGTTGCTGATTAAAGTGATACACACCTCTATATCCATAAGACCAAACGGATTCAGAACCATATGCTGCATCACGAGCGGGTTGAGCTTCTCCACTCTTACCATACCAGACATAGACTGTGGCACCCGTGGCTGAGGATATTTGTGGAACCTTAACCCATATTTCCGCATAACCATTTGAGGGGTCATTATCAATGTGGAAGGAGACTACCTCGATTGATAGTCTTGTATTTCCTGCGGCATCTGCGGTAAAAATGACATCTCCACCACCTTCTAAAGCATGGTAGGAACCATCTGCATCGAACATTTCCTGAGGAAGATTTGCACGAGTAAACAGCCATGGAAAATCAGTTATATCTGCACTTACGGCAGTACTACTGATTGCCAGGCTACATCTTCTCTCCCATCCTGTCGGAAATGCCATTATTCACCTCAGCTAAGATATCTGACTTGAGGCGGGTTGCCATTGTTCTGCCAAATTATCGCTTCGCGTACTGTGGCATTGGTTGAGTCAGACTCTTTGTAAAGTTTAACACGAATCTTTTTTCTATTATTATCAACCGTAACCAACTCAGCCAGATTTGCAAGACTCTCAGCGTAAATGTAATCGAGACAGATATCAGTGAATTGCTGTTCAGGAGATAGCTCTTTCTTTAATTCTGTTCGGAATTCAAAACAGGTTTCAGAAGCACCACCATCGTCTGTTACATAAAAATGAACAGTTTTTCGAAGCCCGGCAGATGCTGCATCGTTAGTTTCAAATACTTGAACCTGATACAGTGCAACACCTGCAGAGTCAACGTCAACGAAGTTGGCGGTTCCGACAGCAAGAATTTCATCTCTGGCGGCCAAACTTGCCAGGAATTGTGTCTTATTCGCCATCGTTCACCTCACAGAGTAAAAATACGGTTGGCACCATCTGACCAAGTCAGCGTTATATCTCCACCGTTTGGAGTAATCGGAAGCCCTGTGGCTGTATCGATATATCCAATCAGTGCTGAAGTACCTTCCGTCCCAGTCCATTTGGCAAGAACGATAGCCCCACAAATTGCGCCAGTCACAGTAGGTAGAACGGTATCATTTGCATCGCAAGTCCCAAGAGCACTACTATTTCCGGTAAGAGCTGCAAAAGCAACCTTTGCACCAGCTGCAATGTCATCCAGAAACTCATCAGTATTGATACTTACCGGGTAAACAGCTGGATCAATAAGATAAGCTCTTATGGTATCACTCGTCCAGTTTATCCCTGCATTGGCGAACTTGTCACGGCCGAGACCATAAAATTGATTTGCCATTGTACAAGCCCTTTCTTTTTATTGAGAAAGAAGACTCTGAGCGGAAGCAATAATCTTCCCAACAGATTTCTTCCCTATTCCACTTACCTCAGTCAGTGCATCTGCAGAAGCATTTGAAACATCCTCGACAGACTGGAAACCTGCTTCAACTAATTTCTCAGCCAGTGACCGATTGATACCTTCAATTTCTTGAAGATCAGCGAGAACCTGAGCATACTCTTCTTCAGACATATACTCCTCGTTATCTTCATCTTCTCCAGTACCAATTACTTCCGTCGTTTCGGTTTCATCTTCTTCTACTTCAGAACTGTCCGCCGACTTTATTATTTCTTCAAAAACCCGTTTCTCTGGAATGAGCTTGTACGCTGCTTCAAGACGGATAAGTCTTGCAGCTTCTTTCTCATCACAGGTAAATTCGGAACCGATACCATGAGTACCGGTCCCGTCAGTAACAGGTCTCAGAAGAATCACTTTGACGTCCATATTCTGCCTCCTCTAAGATTTTTGCCTTTTCAGCACCCGGTTACTTTACCGTGGCACAAAGGAAGGCATCAACCTGATGAAGAGCTGGAATCGGAGCTGACTGCACCATAACAATTCTCGCTGATGGATCTTCCACTTCCCATGACTTCGGAAAGCGACGAACGGCACCAGTTGATTTCAGGTCTTTGATTGCTCCGTACAGACGACGAGTGTATGCATTAGGACTCCCCATGATTAGCTTTCCTGTGGGAATCATAGACTTTTCTGTTTCGTCATCGAACTCATCAACATACCACTCCTCATAGGTCCAAAGATCCAGACCCAGTTCAGTGATACGACCGATGTACGTCACGCCACCCCCAACATCACGAGGTTCTATTTGTCCGAGCATGATTCGCCTGTTGTCAAAAAGATTGTTAGTCCCTTTAACTTCGTCAGTGTACAACATTGCATCATACACATCGGGACTCATAATGACATCTGTCGGATTCACACCGGAATCTTTTGCGATCAGTCTTTTCCAATCTCTCATATTCTGGAGAGGCTTGGCGGTGGTTGTTGCTGACCAGAGAGCCGCACCAGCAAGAACGGGAAGATGTTCTGCTTCCATAAGAAAGTCGATGGTTTCATCGATGCCATCACCCTGACAGCGAACTTTTCCTGTCGTGAGCACCTGTGCAGCCATCCATTCTTCACGACGAAGAATCATATCGTCCAGTTCCGCGAGATCCTTACCAAGCCTTTGAGCTGCTTTCTGCATCGGACTCATGTTGGAACCGTAAATATGCTGACCCATTTCACGCTTCAGAATATCTTCTGCCGTGGTAACTTTTTTGGGTTTAATGTACGGCGGTTTGTACGAACGGGTCTTGTAACCCTGAGACTCAACGACTTTGCCCTCTTTTCGTGGATTCACGAAAGGTGCCAACCGACGTTTCCCTTTCCAGATATCGATATCGACATGCTCGGTATCGAAAGTTTCTGACCCGCTGAAAAACGTGTCAAGGAGAAAGGAACGCGGAGGCTTCCTCTGTTCGAGGGCCGCGAGCATCCTTCTGGTTTCAAAAAGATCAAGCGACATAATTTTACCTCCTCAATTGAAAATTGTTACCGATTAATAATGGACCGCGGCACGAACTGAATCAACAGCAATGATACCAACATCTCTCATCTGCGCCCGATGAGTTTCAACAGTATCATCACCACCGAAGATCAGCTGACTTTCGACGAACTGACCTTCCAAGTATGCTGCGGCGACTTTGCTCGCGACGGAAGCATCGATGTCCTCTGCAAGAATCGCAAAGACTTCTCCGGAACCATCCGTATTGTCCGAATTCACCATCTTGCAATCTCTTGCACCGACAGTGACCGTAATTGTGAAATCATCTCCAACGATAAAATCTGTTGAACCATCATTCACAACCAGCGAAATCTGATCGGATTCAAAAGAGTCAATACGAAACACATCTGCGGCAGCAAAATCCGTCCCACCATCTGTGAGGAGGAATGAAATCTCATCACTGACAAAACGAACGGAACCTCCTGAGGTACCAGGAAGAGTAACATCTCCAACCACATTTCCATCCGGATCTGTGACACGAAAAGTTCCACCATCTGTAGCGGTACCTGTGCAAGTAACAACATATCGACCGGGTTTCTTCAGCCGGCCATGTTTGATCTCTGTGATGGTGCCATTACCTGTTCCAGAGAACATCCGAGCATAAACAGTTCCAAGACTGTTTCCATCAGGATCAGTGATTTCAAACTTGCCACTGTTTGCGGCAGCTTCAATACATTCGACACCGTAAACACCTGCTTTGAGTGAACGTCCACTCTTTACACCTGTTACGGTACCATTACCAGTATTTGACCCTGCGGTACCTATTGCAGGTACACCGGCAGTGACTGCAACCGTAAATGAATCAGCGACGGCAAAATCGGCTGATCCACCATCAGTAACGGTAAAATTGATTTCATCACTGGAAAAAACACCAGTTCCGCCTGCTCCAGCGGTTATGAGCACATTGCCCACAAAACCGTTCGGACCTGAAACGGAAAACTCTCCACCATTTGTTACTGCACGAGTACACACAATGGAGTAGGTGCCAGGAGCTGTTTTATTGCCTCCTGAAACGGCAGTCACCGTTCCGTCACCGGTATTGGTTCCTACGGTCCCTGTCGTAGGGACGACGACTTTGACGCGACCGAGCGCGGTACCTCGTTTCAGGTTTTCTCCTGAGAGGATTGTCACACTCTCGGTCACGAGCTTCTTGTCACCACCGATAAGATTATCGGGGTAGAACTGTCCAAGTTCACTCATTCACACACCTCCGAGGGTTATTTTTTATTGATTCCATCAACCATTGCATCCAATGCAGCTTTTTCTTCTGCGGAAGCATTGGTATCCGTTCCTTCTTCCTGCCCGGTTGCAACCTGACCGACCTGATTTGCAAGAGCTTGAGCATCTTTGCCAATCTTGCCAGCTGCGGTTTCTGTCCGTTTCTGCTGATCTTCAAGAACAGCAACGGCGACAGATTCCTTGGTCGCTTTGGGATCAAACTTCATCTTCTCAATCACGGCCTGAGCTCCAGGCACTTTTATTGATTCGATGTTCTGAATTCTTTCACGTTCGGCTTTGGCTCCATCGGCACGAGCTGCTTCCAGCTTGCCAGCGAAGGAAGCTTCTGCCTCCTGTTTGCCTATTGCCACTGCGGCATTATAGACATCGGGATGCTGAGATTTCAATGTTTCAAGATCCATTGAACCTCCTCCTTTCGTTATTGTTGATGATACAATTCCCGTGCCTGTGAAGGCTCGACTTGACGTATCCATTTCATTGACCAGTGATTCAAACGTACCAATCCGATCAACCAATCTGCGATCCAATGCAGTCTGTCCAACGAACACATCACCTTGACCATATTGTTGAAGAATGGTTTCTGAAGATACGCCACGAAACCTTGCAATATTCTCCACCATCACTTTTCCAAGTGCATCAACCATCCTTTGAACTTTGCTTAAACTTTTATCATCCTCAAAGTTCAATGTCTTATTTGGACTGACAGACGAAACGAATTCTACTGTTCGAACTCCTTCTTTTCTGTCTTTCTCTCTTGTATCTTTAACAGCTGACAGCACTCCAATAGAACCAACAATGGCTGTATCTGCACTTATAATTTCACTTGTGGCGGATACGATATTGTATGCTGCTGAGGCTCCTTGTCCATACACATAACCCTTTATTGGTTTTATTGCACGACTCTCATAAATTAGCGATGCCAATTCTTGTACACCTGTAACCTGTCCACCAGGAGAATCAATATAAAATATGATACTCCTTACTTCTTTACTCTGCAAAGCCTTCTGGAAATCAGCCGTGACTCTTTGAATAGACGTCGCTCCTGAAATTTCTGTCATCAGATTTGCACGAGGAAAAATAGGTCCGATCACTGGAATAACAGCTACACTTCCTCTCATCCACACTGAGGAGGTGCCATTTAATGGGCTGCCAGAAGTACGAAAGACTCCTTCATTTTTGATAAGATTCTCCGGAATAAAATCATTGTTTTCTCTGTTTGCGATAGATATAATCATCTCCAGAGACTGCTCTGTTATTGCCCAAGCGGACTCAAAAATGAAAGATATAACATTGTTGGCTGGCATAGTTATTGCTCCGGACTTACTGATTCAAGTTCTTCTACTCGTTCTTCTATCTCATTGCCCTGCTGAGGTTGTACAGGTTGCATACCTTGTTGAGGTTGTTCTGGAATTAATTCGTGACTTTTAAGAAATTTCTTTTGTCTTGAAAGACGAGTCATACTGTCTTCCCAATCTGTTCCATATATCCGAGCATGCTCTGTCTCAAAATCGGACAGTGGTGTCTTGTCACTTAATAAGATTTCAGTAGCTTTGGACTCTTTCAGTGGATCAATCTGTCCTTGTCCTGGCCCTGTCCAAGTAGTTCCGCACCATGCAGCCATTATTGACGGATCGTCAAAAAAGCCATGTGCAACAATTCGACCCATAAGAATTGCTTCAATCAACCAAGCTTCAAATACAGGTTGACAGAATTCAGATGCAAGCCATACTCGACGAATACGATAAAATTTCCAAGCCTCAAGCAATGCAGCTCTTGCGGCACTATAAGAGGATTGAAAATGAAGAATCAACTGTTCATATGGTATATTAGTTGATGCCCCGATCATTTTACAGATACCCATGAAGAATGGCTCAAAATTTTCATTAGGCCTTTTTGGGTCAGCCAACTGTATCTCTTGCCCATCTTTTGCAAGCTCTACAACACTTCCGCTACCCAACTCATAATGATATTCATCTCGTGGATCTTCATCTTCATCAACCTCTGAATCCTCAGGAATATATCCATCAGCCAGACCAGAAGTGGCAGGGTTCGTCTTTACGAATACAGTAAAGAAAGAGTTAATTACAGATGCAGCCAATTCCGCTTCAGTAAGCCGTGATAATTGCTTCATCGCGTCTATCACTGGAGCTAACATTGGTATGCCGCGTCGCTGTCCTGGTCTTAATTTATGATAGAGATGAAGAACATTACGTCTTCCAGACTCTGCACCAAAAGCGGGTATAGGCACGAAATCATCAAAGGTTGTACTGCCCAGAGTTGCATTGTCCATTCTGAGCTTTTTGAAGTAATATTTAACGGGGGCACCATATTCATCAACCTCTACTCCACCTGCGACTTTATTATTGTCAATAATGCTCGGAGGGTTACAGACCATGTCCGCTTCTAATACAGAGATTGAAAGATCATAAACCTTGCCTGGTCTTTTGATATATGGCAATAATGCAAAGACATCTCCGGAAAGTGATGTATTGTACATAATGTGACCTTGCATTTCAAAGAAGTTCAAGGTTCTTGCTGCATCACAATCTTTTGATTTTGCCCAGACATTGAACTCACGTTCGGTATTTCGTTCCCATTCTTCTGCTTCGTCGTCACTCATGCCCAGCAATTCACGATCAATTCTACTCTGCAAAATCAATCCCCATCCTACTGCATTCGTCCATTCTCTGTTGAGAGGAGCGTTTGCAATAGGTGAATTCATTGTGAGATCTCTGCAACCTCTTCGAATGTCTTCAAGTTTTGGAATAGAATCTCGATCAGCTGTATCACTTGTGGGATGCCAAGCTCGAACAGTTTTCTTATTCGAACCAGGAACTACATAGCCAGAATCTTCTAAAAAATTAAGCGCGGCACGAGCCTTCAGACGACTCAAACCGCGCTCAGGGGATATCGAATTTATGATTCGGTCGAAGAAAGTGGTCTTAACTGAAAATTTTTTCGTGGCGCCCATGATGTTAATATATTACTATACTGCATCATGTGCAATAAAAAAATTATCAACCCTTTATATCGTTGTCAATCTCTGGGAACAATTCTTCTTACTCTCATGCCTCCGTGTTCAATTTGTGCAATCTCACTCTCCAACAATTCACGTCCTCTTCTGATTGCACTCAGGTCCGCTCTGGTGTACGTCCGATCTTTAATAGTGTACGATTGATTTTTCAATGCAGCTTTTTCAGCCTTGATGTACTCTTGCAATAAACCACGTTTCTCAGCGAGAGTCGCCATTTGTATCCTCCTTTGTTGGATCAATGAATCTATAAGAACGATCCCATTTCGTTCCTCTTATAACTCTTTTTCTGTGTTCTGCATCCATCCAGGGAAAGCAATTCTGTAGAGTGATGTCTAAGATTTCTCTTTCCAATTTCCTTACTTCTCTCTCCCATCGCCATCTTTTAAACAGATAAACAAATAACTTTATCATCTTAGTATCCTGTTGAATGAACTCTAACTTTTTTCTTTTTGACTCGTTTATTGATACCTGAAAACGGTCCGTGGTCTGCAAGTTTGTCCAAGTCCACTCCTAAAATATAACGAGCGCCATAGGCATATGCACGACAATCCAAAGGCTCATTACGTTTTCCTTCAGGTAATACCCATTTGAGTTGAGGCCGAGCGCCTTTAGAAAGAGTCATTCTTTCCGCTGTCAACCCCATGAAATAGCCTTTATCAAACGGTTCTTTCAGCGGAAAATGACAGTATCCAGGACCAGGTTCAGCTATTCCCAGTTGAGAATATACTTTCGATTTCAACTCATCCACCATTAAATGATAAAGCCATATACCTTTCAAGCGTTTCTTTGGCCTGGTGATATATCCTTTACCCCAACCGTCTTGACCTTTGATTGGAAAGATTCGTCGAAATTCTCTTGGTTTGCAGAAATTATACACGACCTCAGCTCGGTGTCCTGAGTCAATAGCCGCGCAAGCTATCTTCATGTCTATGCCTGATTCATGATGGTAAGTCTTCATTAGATGTTGGTCAAGAATTTCCCAGACACTCTCTCGTTCTGTATCACCGACCATAACATTGTATTCTATTGACCAGGATTCTTCATGCTTCCCTAAACCAAGCACTTCCATCTCAATACGGTCATCTTGAACGTCAGCACCTGCAACCAAAAGGACTGCTCCTTGAGGAACCTCAGCCTTATACTCTTCTCTTCTCTTCAGCAATCCTCGTGATTCAATTGTTCTTTGCGTCTCAGACCACGTCTCACCTAATACTGTATTGATAAAAACTTTTAATTTTCCTCTGTTAAGAGTAGTCTCCGCCTCAACAAAAAGGTCCACTGCATCTTTCCATGAATAAAAACCTAATGGTGAATACAATGCTGATAAATGGAATGATGCAATTTCACGTCCTGGGTATTTCTTCCGCCACTCTCCTGCTTCAAGCATTGCAGTCTTATGAAGTTCTTCAATCCCTTGTTTGCAATTTTGACATTCCATGCGAACGCTACTTGCATCCCCTTCATCCCATTTTATGTTCCGCCAGGAGATAACTTGAGGATATCCACAAAAAGGACATGGCACATAATAGTATCTCTGATCTCCAGAATGGAACAGTGGTTCAATGACTGACGTTTCTTTTATAGTTGGCGTTGAGAGTCTAAAGATTTTTCTACGAGGAAAGTTCGCGGTACGCCGAATAGCAAGATCAGAGGGACTTCCTTCTTCTTGGATGTCATGCTCGTAGCTGTCCTCTTCATCCAGTATAAGATTCTGAATTGGCATAGATCTTAAACTGGCTGCACTATTTGCACCACCCATAATTATGACACCACCCGGAAAATTTTTCATCCGAATAGTGTTGGCACTGCTTCTACTAACTGCCGGAGCAATAATATCTCGTACATGAGGCATTACTTCCAGCGAAGCCGTGAACCTCTGTTTACTAAATTTCTCAACCGCGTCTATAGTCTTTTGAACATAAAGCATCGGTGCCGGATATCTGTGTATAGTACAAAACATCCAATTTAGTGCAATCTCCGTAAACCCGGTCTGTGAACCTTTCATCACAACCACCTGCCTTGTAGGGCTCTGTGTTGAAAGTTCATACATTGGCTCCTTCAGATACGGAAAACGACTTGTCCGCCATGGCCCATGTTCGCTGGAGGAAACTTGTGGAAGTATTCTAAATTCGTCAGCCCACTCCCACAGCAACACATCTTCAGGAGGTATAACACCATCACAATAAGCATCAACCAGCTTTTGTATCTTTTCGTCATTACTCAGCGTTATTATTGGCTTCTCGTTCTGTGTAATCTTCAATTTCAACCTCGTCTTGTTCTTGTTCTTTTAATAAGACATCTCTTAAATTCTGTGACAATGTCTGCAATGCATGAGTCAGCTCTTCTGTAAGCATGCGATGACATTTATGCTGATCTCTTTCACCTGCCATCACTGGAGCTAATCTATCGGGTATCGTCATCACTGCCTGTCTTGTCTGAATTGCAATCGTTTTCCAAACCCGAACCATACTTTGAAGATCTACAAGATTTCCTTCACGTTCTGCCGCGTCCAGTTCTGCTTTCCTCGCCAGTGCTCTCTCTTTTCTTGCCTTGCTCACAGCAAGACCCTCTCCAACCGTTTGTGCAGGTGTTGCGTCAGACATTACTGCTTCAAGTAGATCATCTTTTTGCTGTTTCTTTTCATCCAGTTTTCTCTTGTTTTCAAGAATTGCTTGAACAGCTTTTGGGTGGTAGCTGAGAAAAGGTGCTCTTTGCGATTCAGCATCTATCATCAACCTTCCTTGGGGTGTTCTTGTAGAGGAGATCTGTCCTTCTTTTATAGCTTGATAAACAAGATCTACACTTATGGGGATCTCCTTTGCAAATTGTATCACCGAAACCCATCTTCTCTTAGTTGTTACTCCTGCCATTTTATCTATATCTCCTTTTGATTCTGATTGATCTTAGAGGGTTTAAAAAATCTGAGAACTAATCAATAGATGGTCCCTTCGAGTTACC